ATCCTATTTTTCTCCAGTGAGGATTTTTTAAAACGAAATTCATCTACACGCACTCCTTGGCCTCTTATGCCGTCATAGACTCTCCTATGGCTTTCGAAATGTCCTCGTGTGCTTGTGCTATTGCTTACCACATATGTTCACTACTGGCGTTATAACACCTTTACAGTGAATCCTCCTTCTTAGTAATGTCAACGGTCGGTATAAGTGGTCAAGAAGTGCGTGTAGATGCACTGGAACTGTTAGTAAACTCACATGAAAGGAGCATAAACAATGATAAAGAGCAAGAAAGCCAAGCCAGAAGTACCTGAAGTTGAGATAATCGAACCAACTGTAAGACTTCGACCGGCTCTTGACCCTGCATCTAGAGAGAATCAATTAATTAATTTGGCTATGGACCAAGCAGAAGAGCAACTTCGTAGTGGTACTGCTTCGCCATCTGTGATTACACACTTTCTTAAACTCGGTTCTATCCGAGAGCAAGAAGAGATGGACCTACTACGTAACCAAAAGATATTAGTTAAGGCAAAAGCCGATTCAATTGAAAGCAGCAAGAAGGCTGAAGAGTTAACAACCGCTGCTATCGATGCAATGAAACAATATGGCGGCTCGAGTGCTGACGATCATGCGTAAACTACTAACGTACAGTGAGCTCATGCACTACAGTAGTTATGGTGACCGTTTAAAATACTTACAACAGATTGATAAAGACTATGTGTCACCAAGATACATGTCTAACCCTCTGTATGTTTCAGGATTATGGAAAGACACGCGAGTAATCGTGATGGCACGTGATATGTTCTTCGACTTAGCAGTTGTTGGTCAAAATATAAATTGTAGGACTGTAATTCATCATATGAACCCGTTAACTGAAGAAGATATCGAAGCCTGTGGACCAGAAGTCTTTGACCCAGAGTATTTGATAACGACTGCTGAAACTACGCACAATATAATTCATTATAAAGAACCACTTCCAGACTTGGTTACTAGAAAACCTGGCGACACCATACTCTGGTAATAGGAGGCTAATAAATGGCTGAGGAATTATCTTTAATAAACCGACCTATCGTCTCTACGGTTACAGAATTTCTAGGACCAGCAAGTGAAGACGATAGTTTCACCACAGAACTATGTATGGACATCAATGGAGCCTTCTCCGAATTAGCAATGGCTGGATGTATTCCAAATATTCCATTCGTTGAACCAACTACAACCTGGAGAGATGCCTTCTCTAATAAAGATGTGAATCCTTACATGGGATATGTGTTGCAATATGTTCCACTGCACGTCAAATTATTATTTGACCCTCCAGTTGGTATGACATTGCAGGAAATGACCAAAATCAAAAACGAACTCTTGTGGAAAATCCGTATTGGGTTTGATACAAATCTATAACCGAAAGGAGGGAATCCATTTGGGAGTATATGATATTCAACGGGACGAAGAACTGTATCATTCTGGAATTAAAGGAATGAAATGGGGCGTACGGAAGAAAGTAGCAGGTGTTGGAGAATTATCAGGACGTATCACAAAAACAAAAGGCAGTTCAGACGTTACGTCAAATGGTACAACTACCAATCCACCAAAGAGCAAGAAACAAGAAGCTAAAGCGTCAGTTGCACGAGAGAAATCTTGGAAAGTGGCGTACAAACGAAGAGGCCAAATGTCAGATGAGCAACTTAGACAATCTGTAAATAGATTGCAACTAGAAGCTCAAATGAAAACGTTATCTTCACAAATCAACGTAGCGAATAAAACATCTACGCAACGATTTATTGAAAAAGCCAGAACAAAAGCATTGGATACTCTTGCCGAGCAAGGTGCACAACGTATTGTTAACAAAGCTTTGGATAAAGCATTAAAATAAAAATAGAAGGTGATGCAGATGCTATCTAACACGGCGGTTCCTGTTGAATACGGAGCTTTTAGAGATAAAGTCTTACTAGGCGAAATAGTAGTCAACGAAGAAGTGTCGTTACAGATGAATCTCATTGATGACCTTATTGAAGACCCGCGATACTACTATGATGACCAAGCAATTGGAGGGTTTATTGACTTCTGTGAAGGCGAACTAACCACAACAGATGGTGAAGACCTAACCCTGTTACCTACTTTTAGATTATGGGCTGAAGATTTGTTCGGTTGGTATGAGTTTGTAGATGAGCAGGTGTATAATCAGGTAACTCGTAGGAATGAAATAATAACCACCAAGCGTCGCCTTCGGAACATCCAATATTTAATTGTCGGTCGTGGTGCAGCCAAATCAATGTATGCTGAATGTGTACAAGCGTATGGACTATTGGTCGATACAAGTACAACTCAACAGATTGTTACTGCTCCTACTATGCGTCAAGCAGAAGAAACCACACAACCGTTGGCCACAGCCATAGCTAGAGCTAGAGGACCTTTGATGGCCTTTCTTACTGAAGGGTCCTTAAAGTCAAACACCTGGACTAAAACGAAATTAGCATCAACTAAAAAAGGTATCCAAAACTTCATGACCAACTCATTAATTGAAATCCGTCCAATGACGGTTGATAAACTTCAAGGTGCTCGTTCGAAATACAACACGGTTGATGAATGGCTATCTGGTAGGATACGGGAAGATGTTATAGACGCTATTAAGCAAGGTGCATCTAAAAGTAAAGACTATGTCATTGTTGCTACCTCGTCTGAAGGTACTGCACGTAATGGACCAGGGGATGCAATCAAAATGGAATTGCAAGACAAACTTCATGGAAAGGTTTATGACCCTCACGTTTCAATCTGGTATTACAAACTGGATTCTCTTGAGGAAATCAATGACCCGGACATGTGGATTAAAGCAAATCCTAATTTGGGTGCAACTGTAAGTTACAGCACGTATCAAGAAGATGTTGCCACTGCAGAAACTAAGCCATCATCTAGAAATGATATATTGGCAAAGCGATTTGGAATTCCTGTTGAAGGTTTTACTTACTTCTTTACCTATGAAGAAACTATTCCATACTCAAAACGTACATATGACAATTTGCCATGTGTTCTCGGAGGGGATATGTCTCAAGGTGATGACTTCTGTGCGTTCACATTTTTATTCCCACTTCCTGATGGAACTTTCGGGGTAAAAGTACGAGCATATGTTTCAAAAAGTAAAGTTAACAAATTGCAATCTGCGATGCAGATGAAATACGATGAGTTTATCAAAGAAGATACCCTTGTTGTTATGGAATCCCCAATCTTAGATATGCAAGAAGTGTATGATGATATGTTTACTTTAATTGAGAAGCATCGATACGAAGTTCTTGGTTTTGGTTATGACCCATACAATGCACAACAGTTTGTGGATAACTGGATTACTGACAATGGTGAATATGGCACTGTAGTAGTACGTCAAGGTGCTAGAACCGAGTCCGTTCCTATGGGTGAAATCAAGAATCTATCAGAAGCACAGGCAATACTCTTTGATGAAAGTCTTATGTCTTTCTCTATGGGTAATGCAGTAGCAATACAGGACAATAACGGTAATCTTAAGCTGTCCAAAGAACGGCATGAAGAAAAAATCGATAATGTGGCGGCTCTAATTGACGCTTGGGTCGCATACAAGAACATTCAGGAGGCATTCATGTAATGGCACTTTCAACAAGATTAAAAAGTGCATGGAGTGTGTTCAACGAAAAGGATAAACAATCAAGGTATCAAGACTTGGGAGTAAGTTCGTATTCGGCGCCAAGAGCAATACATCGAGGTTGGTCCAAAGCAAGCGTAGTTAATACTGTGTACAATAGAATTGCATTAGATGTATCTAATACTACTATTCTGCATGTCAAAGTAAACCCAAAGTCAAAGAACCAAACACAACTGGATACAACTTTGATTCATAGGCTTACTGAGCAAGCTAATATAGACCAAACAGGACCTGAATTTATTCATGAGCTTGTGTACTCTATGCTAGACGAAGGTGTAGTTGCTGTGGTGCCAGTTGAAACATTCATGGATATAAATAAAACCGATTCCTATAAGATTTATTCAATGAGAGTCGGAAGAATTACACAGTGGTACCCAGAACATGTACGAGTCGACTTATATAATGACAAAACAGGTAATTACCAAGAGGTAACCTTGCCTAAAAATAAAGTCGCTATCATCCAGAACCCATTATACGAAATCACAAACGCAAAAGATGGAATGCTAGACCGACTCAAACATAAAATGGAACTGCTCGATACAATTGATGACGAAAGTATTAGTAACAAATTAAATTTGATTTTGCAACTTCCTTATGGTGTCAAAAGTGAGATTAGAAGAGAGCAAGCAAATCAAAGAATATCTGATTTAGAGAAACAATTGCAAGATAGTAAATACGGAATCGCATATGTGGATGGAACGGAAAAGATTACTCAATTAAATCGTCCGATATCTTCAAATGTGTCTGATGTAGTAAAGTATCTTACCGAACAATTTTATAATTCTCTAGGTCTTACGCAAAACGTATTCAACGGAACAGCAACTGAAGCAGAAATGCGAGGCTACTATACTAGAACTGTAGATGTGTTCATGAAGCGTATCCTTGACTCATTTAATATCACGTTCTTAACCAAAACCGCTCGTTCACAAGGACAGAAACTAGTACCTTACAGAGACCCATTTGAATTGGTTCCTGTAGAACAGTTAGCCAATATTGCGGATACATTCTCACGTAATGCTATTCTTACATCAAATGAAATTCGTGGAATTGTTGGGTTTGGTCCTAACGATAGTCCAGAAGCAGATGAACTTTCTAATAAGAACATCGCTGATGTGAACCAGAATACTGCCAGGCCATCGACTAGTGGTAGAGCGCCACTTGGGTAGAAACGTCCCCTGAGGAAAAACTTCAAAATGGTTTAAAAAAGCTATGAAAGGATAAAGCAAATGCCTAAAAAATATGATTTTGCTGGGTATGTGACTAAGAATGATGTTAAATGCTCAGATGGACTAGTTATCAAGCATGATGCTTTTGCTTCACAAAGTGGACAAGTAGTCCCTTTGGTTTGGCAACATCAGCATAACGATTCTGGAAACGTATTAGGCCATATGGTGTTGAAAAACGTCAACAATGGTGTGTACGGTTATGGTTCGTTTAACGATACAGAGTCTGCATCGAATGCAAAACTCGCTGTAGAACACGGCGACATTAATTCAATGTCCATTTATGCTAACCAAATTAAAAAGGTTGGCTCAGACGTTTTACATGGTAACATTATTGAAGTTAGTCTTGTGCTGGCCGGAGCTAATCCTGGTGCACAGATTGATGAGATTGTAGAACACTCTGGCGAAGACTCAATGTCTGCAATCATTTATCCGGACACCTTAATTCATTCAGAAAAAGATGAGTTAGATGACGGTGAAGGGGACAAGTCTATGAACGACGAAGAGAAGAAACCAGAAACAGAAGAACCTAAAGAACCAGAAACTCCAAAAACTGAAGAAGATTCTAGTTCTGAAGATACTGTTGGAAAAGTATATGATTCGTTAAGCGACGAACAAAAGAAAGTTGTTGAATTCTTAATTACAGAAGCTTTGCAATCGGAACCAACTGGAGAACAAGGCGAACCAGGAGAATCTGGAGAACCTGCAACGGATGTACAACACTCTCAAGAAGAAGAAAAGGAAGACGCTGATATGCCTAAAACAAACGTATTTGCACAAAACGAAGATACCGAAACTAACGTTATCTCGCATGACCAATTAAATGAAGTCTTAGCTGATGCTAAAACTATTGGTACTTTAAAGGATTCATATATCCAACATAGTATCACAAATATTGAAACATTATTCCCAGAAGCAGTAAATCTTAATAAAACACCTGTAATTTACCGTGACACTAATACTTCAGCTACTGAAATTATGGCAGCTATTCGTAAGAGCCCATTCTCACGTGTTAAAACTACAGTTGCTGATTTAACTGGCGACGAGGCACGTGCAAGAGGTTACATTAAAGGTAACGAAAAGCTTGAACAAATTTATAAAGTTATGCACCGTGAAACTACACCACAAACTGTCTACAAGAAACAAAAATTAGACCGTGATGATATCATTGATATTACTGACTTTGATGTTGTAGCATTCACTCAAACTGAAATGCGTTTCATGCTTGATGAAGAACTTGCTCGTGCTGCAATGGTTGGTGATGGACGTGCCGTTGATGATGCTTCTAAGATTAAAGAAGACAATATTCGTCCTATCATGACTGATGATGATTTCTACACTATCAAGACTGTAGTTCCTACACTTGATGACTTATTAGAATCTATAATTCTTACAATGGGTGATTATAAAGGTTCAGGTTCTCCTGCACTTTACATTAATCCTAAATTGTTAGCTCGATTCAAATTACTTAAAGCTACTGATGGCCGTTACTTGTTTAACAATGACATTCCTTCAGATGCATCTATGGCTGCACGTCTTGGTGTATCTAAGATTGTTCCTACAACCTTCTTCAAAGAAGACCAAGCATTAATTGTTAACTTAGGCGACTACCAATTTGGTGCATCTAAGGGTGGACAAGTTACAACATTCGATGACTTTGATATTGACTTTAACCAATACAAATACCTTATCGAAACTCGTGTATCTGGTGCTCTTACATTGCCTAAGGCAGCTATTGCAATCTCGGTTACTGACCAAGTTTACCCAAAAGCCTAGTGCCGCCAACATCAGTTACTACTACCACTAATGAAGACGGTTCTGTAACCGTTGGGTGGTTGCCAGTTGACGGTGCCAAGTCCTACGTAGTACATTATGGCGACGTAGGCAAGACTACAAATGATGCTACTTATATGGGTTACTCAGAAACTACCGAATTCACGTTAGCAGCTGAAGATGTTCCTGCTCATACAGCTGGAGATAAGATTTACTTCTATGTTCAAGCCTTTGATGTAGTAGGAACAGGAGCTGATGACCTGGCTAAAGCAGAAGAGCTAAACGCAGGTAATCATACTGGTTCAGCATGGAGCAAGGTATCTAGTGTTACGTTTGCCTAGCTT